ATGTGTGGCATTGCGGGAATGATAGGCGAAATTCCTTCGCGGAAGGTCCTCGAACAGATGCAAAATACCATGCGCCGCCGCGGACCGGATCAGAAAGGCGTTTGGGTGAAACATGGCACAGCGCTGCTGCATAATCGACTCGCCGTCATTGATATAGAAGGCGGCCGGCAGCCAATGCGGCGGGAACATGCTGTCATCGTATATAACGGAGAACTATATAACACCGCAGAAGTACGGACAGACTTGGCAAAACAGGGGTATGTCTTTTCAACGCATTCGGATACCGAAGTGGTGCTGACGGCTTATTTGGCGTGGGGAGAGGCTTGTCTGGAACGCTTGAATGGCATTTATGCGTTCGCGGTTTGGGATATGCAAAAACAGGAGCTGTTTTTTGCGCGCGATCGCATCGGCGTAAAACCATTCTTTTTTACAGAGAAAAACGGCACATTTTTATTTGCCTCGGAAATCAAGACCTTGCTGGCACATCCGGATATATCGGCAGAGATAGATGGAAACGGCATTTCGGAACTGGTGCTGCTGGGGCCGGGGAGAACGCCGGGCTGCGGCGTGCTGCGCGGCATGCGAGAGGTTCCTGCCGGTTGGTGCGGCACGTATTCGCACAGAACAGGGCTTCGGCTGCGGCAGTATTGGCATCTGGAGGATAAGGAGCACACCGATTCCCAACAAGAAACCATAGAAACCGTGCGCCGGTTGGTCATAGATGCCATTGAACGGCAATTGGTATCCGATGTGCCGTTGTGTACGTTTCTGTCCGGCGGATTGGATTCCAGCATTATTTCCGCTGTGGCGGCACAGCAGTACGCGCGAGAAGGAAAGCAACTGGAAACCGTCTCTGTGACGTATCGGGACAACGCCAAATATTTTCAGGCATCGCATTTTCAGCCAAACAGCGATGACAGCTATATTGGCAAAATGAATGATGCAATCGGTGCAAACAATCATCTGATTGTCATTGATACGCCGCAGCTTGTTCGAGCGCTGTTTGAGGCGGTGGAGGCGCGGGATTTGCCGGGCATGGCGGATGTGGATGCGTCTTTGCTGCTTTTTTGCCGAGAAATTAAAAAAATCGGCACGGTAGCGCTTTCCGGCGAATGCGCCGATGAAATTTTTGGCGGATATCCGTGGTATCGGGATGCAGATATTCGCCGCAAGGCGGGATTTCCGTGGGCGCAGTCTACGCAGTACCGCGCGTCCTTTTTGACGCAGGAATGGCAGCAGCAAATAGATGCGGAGGCATTTGTCGACCAAAAATACCGGCAGACGATAACGCAGGTACTGCCGAACGGCGTGCGCGGAAAAGATGACCGACGCATTCGAGAGATGACGCGCTTGAATTTTGCGTGGTTCATGCAGACGCTGCTGACGAGAAAAGACATAGTTCCTTGAACTACTTCCAAATAATTTCGATTGGAGAATCATCGCCGACCATGATGCGGTCAATTAACATTCGCGCAACATCGCGTTTTCCATCGTAGTCAAGCGTACTGAAGTCTACAACAGCCAAACCAAGCGGCCATTTGTGGACAGGCTGCACAGATGCGATTTCATTGGTGATGCGTTCGTGCTCTGCTTCAAGGTTTTGCAATTCGCTCTGGATTGACCGCATAGCAGCCGCCCCGCCAATTTTCAGCGCTTCCACCAGATTGTCTATCTGCTTTTCGTTTTCAAGCAGTTGGATTTTCAAACTGTTTAGCTGCTGATTCGGCGTATCTTCGATGCGATCACTGTTAGAAATCTGGTTGATATGGTTTTGTATTGCGTCTGCGACATAGTTTTCGTATCCGATAGAATTTCCGTGTATTTTGGCATCGCAAGAACCGGATAGATGGAAACGGTTATAACATTGAAAGTATGTCAGCCCTTTGTTTTGAAAGACATTGACTCGACCGCCGCATTTATGGCACTTGAGCAATCCAGATAACCATGTAAAGCTGCTGCGATGACCATTTTTGAACTGCTTGTTTTGACTGAGCATCTTTTGTGCCGTTATAAAAACATCGGATGACACGACACCCTGATGATATGCCAAAGATAAAGTGCGGTGTCCAGCGGAAGATTTGCCGCCTTTGACAACCAGATATGCGGCGTGGGAGCCGTCAAATTCGTGCACATCGTTTATAATTTCTGCGTTCCCATAGTAGAATGAATAGACATCAACATCAGCGCATGCATAAACCGGATTTTTTAAAATACGCCGGACTGTTATTGCATCCCAGCGCTCTGTGCTGTTTAAGTTTAATTCTTTTGACAAAGAGTACAAGGATGCTGTTCCGCTGGTATACTTCGTGAATAAATCCTGCACGATTTGTAGTTTTTCCGGTATTGGTTTCAAGACGGATTGACGCTTTCCGTTCCAATCAACTTTTTGAATCTCAAATCCATATGGCGCTCTGCCGCCTGCCCAGATACCAGCGTTTGAACGGGCGTATCTATTAGTTGTGTATCGGCTGACAATGGTCTCCCGCTCCAGCTGAGCAAAGGTGATGATTATCATAATCATAGCTCTGCCCATAGGGCTATTGGTGTCAAACGATTCTGTTACGCTGACAAAATCAACATGATTTGCATCAAAAGTTTGCCATAGAAGGCTGAAATCCAGCACAGAACGCGATATTCGGTCAAGCCGATAACAAAATACTCGTTTGATTTTTCCGGCACGCACGTCGGCCATCAGCTGCGTAAATGCCGGTCGCTGCGTGTTCTTGCCGGAATAACCGGAATCTCGGTAAATAGCTGCATCTGGATCGGCGGCACGCTTGCACATCTCAATCTGTGATTCGATGGAAATAGAATCACGCTTTTCGATGGATTGCCTAGCATAGATTGCGTCAATGCGCATAAAAGTCACTCCTTTTATTTACTCTTAAAATATGATATAATAAAAGGGCTGAATACAACCTGTCAAAGTTTTTCAGCCCATGTCCCGCTCCGGTGCGTCAACACCGGAGCGGGATTTTTAATTTTAGTCGATAGATTCAAACACCATTGTCGCCTGGATGCGATCGCCAGCCATAAAACCCTTACTGCCGGATGATGTTGTAGAAATCGTGTGCAAACGATAGCCTTTTGCCGCCTGCTCGTTAATTACCTTCTCCAATTCTCGCAGGTTGCCGGAACCGGTACCGATAAATTTTTCTTTCAGTACAACCTGCAATACTACATACTGCTGCTTAACCGCCATTTCTCTACCTCCTATTTTTCACTGCCATAGAAATAATTTACCAATGAAATCACGCCGCAGGCTATATAAAATAGCCGTTGAGGTGATTTTATTGCGAAACTACGAGAAGTACGTGCAGGCAAGAGATGCAGCATGGAAGCTGCTGATTGACTGCAGCGTAACCGCCCTGCCGGTCGATCCGGCATCAATCTGCAAGCATTACAATTACAGATTGATTTCGTATCGAAGGGGGAGAGATGCCATTGCGGCGCTTGGGCTTGATGGTTTGATGCCAAGAACCGACGGATTTTGCATCTATAGCGGTAATAAGTATTACATATTCTTTGACGATTCTATGTCGCGCCAGCGACAACGTTTCACGATTGCGCATGAGCTTGGACATATACAGCTCGGGCATATTGGAGATAATCAGCATACGCGCATCAACCGCGAACCATCCGCACACGATGACCCGATAGAAATACAGGCGAATTGGTTTGCGGCCCGTATCCTCGCGCCTGCTTGCGTCCTGCATAGCCTGCACGCGCTGACACCGCCGGAAATCTCACACGTCTGTGAAATCTCTATCGCCGCTGCAACCTTCCGCGCCCAGTGTATGGAACTGCTGGAACAGCAACATGTGTATCTGCAAAACCCACTGGAACAACAAGTAGCTCGGCAGTTTGAATCATATGTGCGACGGATCCTCGTCAGCGGGCGGGAGTAAATCATCAAGATTGTCAACACGCCTGACCTTGCCTCGCTGTCCAGAGCGTGCAGCAAATTCAACCGTGTCTTGCTGTTCGCTCACCCGCCGGTGCTCGGCGTCTAAAACCAAATCGACGACCTCTTTGCCGTAACCGTCCAGATTGCGGTATTTCTCTAATAGATTCTCCTCGGAAGCATCAATCTGGCGGGAAGTGGGTGCAAGGGAAGAGGGTTCGCCTTCCCAGCCCATCAGCGTTGAAGGACTGACATTAAGAATAACTGCCAATTTTGAGACACGTCCTTGTCGGAGACTTTTGATGTTTCCACTTTCCCAACGTTGAACAGTTGCTTCAGACACATTCATCTGTTGAGCAATGTCATTTAGAGTAAGTCCTAGTTCTTTGCGTCTTGATTTTAATATAGTAGATAAACTCATACACCCACCTCCTATATAATGCATAATAACACCGGTGCGCGTAAAACGCAAGTTATTTTTTACGTTCCGCGCAAAAACTTTTACAAAATGCATTGACAAATAAACTTACGTGAGGTAAGATGTACTTACGCGAAACGAAAGAAGGTGAGAAGTTGTATTGGGTGGATATTCCGCGCGTAAAAGGAAAAATGGCTGAATGCGGATATAATATCACAACTTTTGCGCAAGAAATAGGAGTGAGTAGAAATACAATGTCCTCTTATTTGGCAAATCCGAAGACGATTCCATATGATAAACTTGCCACAATGGCAGAGTTGCTTTGTGATAGTAAGCATGAAGCGGCGCAAATTTTTTTTGCATCAGACTTACGTTAAACGTAAGAAAAGAGAGCGGCGGGAGATGTAGAGAATGACGGGAGGTGAGATCGTGGAAACGACAGAGCTTGAAAAGCTAAGAGCAGAGAACAAGCGACTTCGGCAAGAAGTAGAACTTGTAACTCTGCTCATGGATTTAGGGCTGACGGTTGTTGAGAAGTGGTGGAAATCACTGCCCGGCTGTCAAGACAGCGACGGCCCAATTGCCGATGGCAATAACGAGGTCAGAATGCTTCTTGAGACCATCCGAAAACTTAGCGAGTAAACCCTTGGAAACTGGCTTGTCCTGCTCGGATGCAGCTTTCAGTAATTCTATGATTTCTGCAAGCTGCTCTTGATCGGGCACGGGCTTCGCGGAAATCAGTTTCTCTATTTCATCAATACGTGCGCCGATATTGTTGGTTTTGGACTGACTGATAGTGGAATTATTGCCGTAAGTCTGATTTCCATTGTTGATGGTAGTAGATATACTTCCGCCATCTGCGAAATTGGAGTGCTCAATTTTATGAGCTGAAATGTTGAATGTGTTTGGTCGAGATGCTGGATTCTCAGCCATTTCAAACTCTCTGTAATGAAAGAGTTTCATGGTGGGATTACGGATAACAGACTTGTGAATGTAATGCTCCAAGTCAAAATACTTTTCTTCTGAAAGGTATTGAAGAGAAGCATCAATTTCAAATTTCGCCAAGGCGGTGTTTGCAGAAATATCTGTTGCATCTATGAAATCGGCACCAGCTCTGAACCGTGCATTCAGATAATCTAAAATCACTCTGGATTCATGTGTAAGCATGTAATTCACTCCTTCCTGCATCTATTGTAACACGCAGGAAGGGGACGAACAAGCTAGACGAAAATGGGAAGGTGAAAAGATGAAAGAACATGTATTTGAAGAAAAGAAAAACTCTCCCACTGAAAAATGGGAGAGTGAAGATTACACCAGTTATCTGTACAAGACGGGTCTTCCGTATTGTTTTATTCAATCGCTGGAATGTGCAGGAGTATTGAAATCTGGTGCATGGGATCGCGCAACAAACGGAGAAGCTGAAGAAACAAAGCTTTTGGAATACTTTGCGGCGTTCCTTAAAGGAGCGTATGGCGTACCGTTTGTATATACGGCAGGGATGACATTTACCAAGGTGGATAAGCCTTTGGCGAGAGCAAAGAAACGTTGGATGCTTATGAAAAAACTGCATAGTTTTTTGAATCCCTAAGTAATGATGGAAATGATAAGTGCGACAATTGAAATTATGATAGGTATGATTTCAAGAGCACGACTTATTTTATCTCGTTTACGTAGATCACGTGCATAACAGAAATAATTTTCGCCAAGCGATGTTATTCGTGCTTGAAGCGGTGTTTTGGTAATATCAATTGTACCATCTGATGATATGTATTCTGTTTTTATCAGTTTTAGATTGGACAAGCGGCAATAATACGGAGCTTGTATCGCTGACAACTTGTATTCGAGCTTTCCGCCACTGGAAAGTTGAGAGAGAATTTGATATTCCTCTTCACAGATGACGATTTCATTGAAATTCATATCAACACCTCCTTTCTGCGTTTATTGTAGCACATGGAGGGGGACCCGACAAGAAAGGAGACTAACGTAATGCCACAGATTTATGATGGTGCAGGAAAGTACACTGCACGAATTTTGGATGAAGATGCAACGCACATTGCAGAAAATACGTTGGAATTGATTGTGAACAGTTTGGACGAAAAAGCACGCACATCGAGCGTGGTGAAGTGCGTGCTTGACAGAGCAAGAGAGATGGCAGACTGCTTACCAGTTACATGTGCTTCTCGCACAAATCCTGAAGAGCATACGAAATGATTTTAAGTTCCTTATTCGTTTTAGAAAAGAGGTGAGAAGATGGCTAAATCGTTTAATGAAAGTACGATTACTGCAGAAAGACGATTGTGTGTTGTAAAAGAACGTGTCGGTTATTTCCACGGATGGGAACACTATTCTGATGTTTTTGCGCCCAGCCTTTTGAAAGGCGGTCATCCTGGAGGAACAGTTGCAAGAACCTATGGTCTTGTTGAGTTTACTCTTCCGGAATACAACAACGAAGCCACCGGCGTGGAACGCGTGTCGCCGACAGATATTGTATTTCTTGACGATGAGACGGCAAAGACGCTTCAGTGGCATCAGGAGTACTTTGATAACGAAATCAAGCGGGCGGGAGATGATGCAGTTGAATCAGAATGTAGAGAAAAGGCTGGCGAATCTCGAAAAGAGAATCCGCGCGCTGGAAGATGCGTTAGAAGAAAACGGGATTGAAGTTCCGGAACCGGAACGCGACACAGAGTGCTGGGAATACAGCTCGGAATTGTGGAATTGACAAAGCGAGCTGTGCACAAGGGGTAGAATGAACATCTTGCTCGGCAAATAACATGAAGAAGGAGGGAATAGCATGAATTTATACGCACAAATCGTTGAAATTGCGCTCCGGCGCAGCCCAGAAGCGGTGAATTATTTATTCAAGAGCAAGAATGGCACAGTATATGCATTTAGTCATGACGGGAAACTGATTGGTCCGTATACAGGCACCGTCGAGTGCGACATCATGATGCCCCCGGAGTTAGAAGAAATGGTAGAGAAAGGAAGTACATTATGACAGTAACAGCAATTGCAATTCAATCCGGCGTAGCCGGAGCACTGGTCGGTTTTCTGGCGGGAATGTTTCATCAGTTCCGCGTAGATCGGGCACAGATCAGCCGAAAGAGAGAAAAGCAGAAGCGCAAGGCAGAGCGCAGACGCATGACCGTACAGGTGCAGCAGCAGCGGCGCGAAATCTTCGATGCACTGACGGGAGACACTGTCAGAATCCCGAAGGGGGATGACGTATGAAGTTCACGCGCAGGAAGGAAGTAAAGCAGAAGATCGTCAGTGCGATGAACAGCACACAGGATTTTGCAAAGACACTGGACCGAGACTTTATCGGTGAGGAATGGTGCCGCCGGAACGGCATCGATGTCAATGTGTACCGGGCGTTTGTCCGGCACAAGAAAAAGAAGCAGATCGCAGAGTATTACAGGAGGAAAAGATTATATGACGGCAAAGATGTGCACACCATGCGAAAAGCGGTTTGCGGAGTATCTGAAAACGCACGGAAAGACGCTGAAAGCGCAGACGATTGTACCGACACAATCGCGGAAGAAAGATGAGAAAGTGACGTGTATCGTATGCGGCAGGAAGCATTTTGGAGGTGAGTTTGACTTTGACGGACGATTGCTTAAAGGATTTAGACGCACAGTTAAGAAGTGAAGAATTTCCACAGCTTCCACAGAACCTTGTGGAAATCAACACAGAGGTGACAATTCCACTGCTGACACATGCAATAGAGACAATCAAGCGGTGCTGTGATATGCACTGCAAGGAATGCGAAACGTGTCCAATCGCCCGAAACATCCAGCTTGGAGATCATACGGTCACGATTTGCAGATGTACAAATCTGCCGCAGCAGTGGGACATCACACATGTATAAGAAAAAGGCATCCGCAGCAGAAAAACTGCTGACGGATGCCTAAATCAACCACTATATGTATTATACACGAAAACTGGAAAATATCAAGTCAAAACCGAGCGGTATTGCGCCGCTTTAAGGCTAGATCAACATATTAAAGTTACGTGCACAATACATGGGACAAGGAACAGGGGAATGAAATGTATGTCCGTGGAGATAGAATTTGCGGAAAGACGTGGGAAGTGTACAAGCGCAACAGATGCCAGAGCAAAATAGTAAACGGGAAGATTGTCAAGCGCGAACGCGGGGAACGCGCACATCCAACCAAAGAGGAAGTGCAGCGGTACAATCAGAAGCTGCGGGAACGCAAGCTGACAAGAAAGCTGAATGCAAACTTTACGGAAGGAGATTTATACCTGACACTGACGTACACGAGAGAGAAACGTCCAAATGCCGCAGATGCAGAGAAGAATTTAAGAAAATTCCTTGCCTGTCTGAAACGGATGTACAAAAAGACGGGCACGGAGCTAAAGTGGGTTGCAACAACAGAAATCGGATCGCGTGGCGGAATACATCACCATCTGGTGATCCCATACTACGCGGATGTCCGAGAAATCGAAAAAAAGTGGCGTAGATACGGCGGACATGTCAAAATGCAAACGCTGTATGGACAAAATTACAAGAAAATAGCAACATACATAGCGAAAAGCGAGACAAAGACAGGAACGGCGAGCCGAAGCACCTACTCGTGCAGTCGGAATCTGATTGATCCGCCGGAAAAGCAGAAGAAAGTAAAGGCAAACAGCTGGCGAGAGACACCGACTGTACCGAAAGGCTGGGTACTGGAAAAAGATAGTCTGGTCATAGGCGTGAATCCTGTGACTGGACACGGGTATCAGTTTTACCGGCTGCTGCAAATTGAATAGGAGAACGAAATGAAAGAAAGATATACAGTGCAAGAGGTAATGCAAATAGTGAGCGATGCGGCACGAGAAGCGATGTGCGTGTACGAGGATAACGATGAGCGCACTTATGCAGTATTGGAAATGGAGCATAAAATCGTTAGGTATCTGATTATGAAGGAAGAAGAATGACATGAATTATAAACAACGGATGCCGACACCGGCAGAGACAATCGCAATTGCACTGCGCAGCTGTGATGTCATCAACCGGAAGAAAAATTGCAAAAACTGCCCGTATGAATATCAGTCACCGCAGTGCGAGAGCTTGTTATTCGCGGCGGCAGATATGATCGAAGTACAGGCAAAAGAAATAAAAATTAGAGAGGAGAAAAGAAATGAAAACGAATGAAGCAATCAGAATCATCGAGAGCATGATTGATGAGCAGGAAAAATATGAGGATGCCGTACTGGCGGATGATCCTGTGGATGAAGAACTGCTGCATGAAATTGAGTTAGACATGGAAGCTCTGCGCATGGCAAAGCGGGCACTGGAAAAGGGGATGAAAGCATGAAGCGAAAAATTGAAGAGTTGCGGGCGTACATGAACCCATCAAGCTATGGCGTGACGCTGCGCATTGATGGGAAAGAGTTTTCCGGCCGGGCAGAGTGCGGAGATACCACGCAGGATGCATACCGAGAGATTATGAAAGCATTGCGCGAGGAATACCCAGACATGTACACACGATGCTGGGAATATCCAGACATTAACCATGTAGTGACACAGATTTGGATGTTGCTGTGCGCACTGCATGAAGCACAGCGGGCATGAAGGAGATGCTATGACGTATCAAGTAAAGAGCAGCGAGACAGAGGAGCAGAAAATCGTGATCCGCTGGGCACGTGTCATGCAGAGCAGATGGCCTGCACTGGAAAACCTGTATCACGTCCCAAACGAAGCGAAGCGCACGAAAACAACAGCGTCTGTGCTGAAAGCAATGGGACTGTCTGCGGGCGTGCCGGATCTGATTTTAGATTATCCGGCGGGAGCCTATCACGGCTGCCGAATCGAATTAAAGCACGGCGCAAATAAACCGAGCGTACATCAGATTGAATGGTTGACACGTATGCAAGACGCTGGATATTTTACGGCGATCTGCTATGAATCAGATGCAGCGATCGGAGTGCTGCAAAAGTATCTCGGATTGCAGAACGGACAAGAAATGCGGTTCGATCTGCGCCGCAAGGAAAAATACGGCGTACCGGTGTTTTGAAAAGGAGAAATGACATGGGAAGTGAAAGAAAAGAACTGAAAATGGAGCTGGAAAGACTGCGAGCACGACTGGACGATCTGTACCGGTGGGCGGGATTGACAGAAGGTGTGGACAACGTTGACAACGAAGAAGATGTCGTAAACAATTTGTTGAATGAATTCGGCATTCCACGCAATCTGGACGGACGTGCATATATCGAAACGGCGGTCAACCTGCGAATGAGTGGAATCGTGAAAAAAGAAGATGGGGTGTTGTACCTGTATCAGAAGACAGCCCGAAAGCACGAAACGACAAGGACAAGAGTCGAAAGAGCGATACGGTACGCGGTGGAACATGCATTTGATTGCGGAAACGTAGAGATTATTGAGCGGTATTTTGGACATGCATTGTCGGCAAAAACTGGCAAAGCAACGAATAAGCAGTTTATCGAAACTGTTGTTGCAGTGATTGAAAGGAGAAGCAAGTAATGATGCAGAAATACATGGGCGAAAAAAACGGGAATCAGCTGCGTGAGTTTGACGCAATGATGAAAGTGGAGTGCCAGCGCGTCACAGAGAAATACGGAGAAAACCATAGCAGACATGAATCCTTGTCAGTACTGGAAGAGGAAATCTATGAGACCGAGCAGGAGTTAGAACGGATTAAATACGTGTTCGTTCAGCTGAAAGAGCAGGTGTTCCGGGACGGCGGTGCAATGCGCATTCAGAACATGCTGAACGAGATTGAATGCGCGGCCGCAGCTGGAATGCTGGAAATGATGTAGGCGGGCGCAATGGCGAAAAAGTTCAGCCAGTATATGCAGCAGGAGGGGTAACATGATTTACGTGATGATCGGATTGGTAGCTGGCGTAGCAGTTATCGGAGCAGTGCTTTGGGCACTGTGCATGGCGGGAGATGGAAGATGAAAGCGGACCGAAGAACGGGACTGCAGTACCGGTGCGCGGAAATGGTGATGCACGCCTGTGAAACGGACAGCGATTTGTTTTTCAAAGTCAGCGATTATTGGATGCGCGGAGAAAAGCGGATTAAAGACTTTGCTGTGCACGTCAAAAAGATGTACAGAGAACCAACAGATGCGGATATAAGACGTGAGATCGAAAGGTTTTATGGTGATAAAGGATGAAGATGCAGAAGGTACTTGCCCTGTGCAAGAAAAGAAAAAATGCAACGATATGCACTGTTGAGAATGAACAGTGGGTAGGAGTTGGCGCAGCATACTACAAATTGGAAGGTATGCCACGTGTCGAGACAGAAAATGAATTCCGTACACTGGCGGGGATGGGGCAGGATACCAATGTAGTGATGGCAGAGGAATGCCCCGACTTCGTAGATTTTGGCGATTACAATGCACAAAATGAAAGCGTCCGCTGGATGGATGCTGCTGTTTGTTTGGATGACAGGAAGTACTGTGGATTTGCAGCCGAAAGTGGCGTGGTAGTCGTTGCGGAAGAGTACATGCAAATGTTCGGCGGGGACGATTTACAGGTTGAAGTGAGGGAAAGCAAAATGATGACCGGCGATACAATCCGGTATGTCTGCGTGCTGGAAGGAATGATTCTGATGGGATGCATCTTCGAAGCAAAGTTTAGCGCAAACGTTACAACAGATGTGGGAGATTTGCAGCGCATTTTGAAAGCGATTGTGTCTCAAACGGGTGATTGAGATGCGCGTTGAAATCATAGATGGACAAATCTCGATGTTCGATACTGTTCGTTCCGCGCCGCGTGGGTTGCTCAGCGTGGGAGATTTGATTGGCAGGCGGGTGCTCGGAGAAGTTCAGATAGCACAGATTACAAAAGTTGAGGGGTTGCCGGATTATCCATTCTATCGCACAGATTCGGGCTGCTGCTATACGGTTGATGACGGACGCAACACAATAGCAGAGTTGGAGCGACAAGCTATTGCGGTACGAGGGAAATACGAGACAATTACGCCGAAGAATTTATCTGAACGCATAACATGGGAGCATACGAAAAACGGAAAAACGTTCTGGGCACAGATCGGAATCATGGGAAACGCGCTGTACTGGAAAGATTTTATGACATATCAATTCCTCGAACCTTACGCCAGCACGAAGGAATTAAAGAGGGCGTACATAGATCGAAAGAAAGAGATTGAATGGTACATGAAAATCAACAACTATGAAAATTTGAAAATCGTACAGGGCGAACATCCGATGAGCCGGTTGTACAAATCGAATCGCGGGTTTTATGCGGATGCCAAATACGTGGAATTTAATGGCTAAGGAGGAGACAATGGAAAAGGAAGATTTTAAACGTCTGGAATCACTTGGCGCGGATGCAATCCGGCTAAGAAATAAATTGGTGCGAATGAGAAATGCATCTACGGTACGAGCAACAAATTACTCGCCAGCAGGCGGGAGAAGCGGCACAGGTGATGTTGTAAGTCGTGCGGTGTGCAAAGAGGATGAAGTACTGTGCGACATCGACACAGTGAAGGAAGAAATGCACAACATCATCAGCACAGAGGAAGATGAGCAGATGCGAAAGCTGCTGCGTTTGCGCTTCATTGAAATGCTCAGCTGGTCAAAGGTAGCGGAGAAACTTGGATACGATAGCGGATCGCCGGTATTCAAGCGATTCAAGCGGTACAAAAAGAAAATGGAAATGGACATGGAAACGGAACATGGTGTAAAATAATAGCATACAAGATTGCAAACTCCATTCCCGCAAGAGTTTGCGGAGGGTCTTGTGGTACAGAATCTTTTTTCTTCATTATCCCTGTGATGACAGCCGGGAAAGACCGGCAACACGCTGCTGTAGCTTCAGCTGGTAGAGCAGCCGACTTGTAATCGGCGGGGCGTTGGTTCAAATCCAACCTGCAGCTCCATGGACATGTTGTCATGATTTATACCTCTTTTCACCGCGAGCCGCTCCAATCGGGGCGGCTTTGCTGTATAAAGAAAAAGCCGAGGATTACTCCCCGGCTTCGGCGATATATGAATCAATAAAAGCATTGATGACTGCATAAATAGAAGTCCCTTCTTTTGTTACAGCCTGCTTAAACTGCTCATATTTTTTGTTTTCGACCCATACGCGCAGTTGCTTACGTGTGTTTGCGAGACATTTCTTAGATGACTGATTTTTGCTGTTTGGCATAATAAAAGTTACTTCCTTTGCTTGTAGTATAAAATAATAGCTTGTAGTGTCTTGACAATACCTAGTGCGATAAAGAAAATGCCTAGAAATTTTAATGCGAACATAAAACAAACCTCCTTGACTTCCGCTTTGACGAAATGGTACAATGAGGGCGGAGCGGAAAACTCCGCCCTCTCCTGCTACTTGATTAGCTTATCAGCTATCAGAAGCAAGAAACCGATGAAGAAGTCTATTGCGGCTTGTGCTAAGAGTTGAGACCAATCAATCTTAGCCGCTTTGGACTTCTTCTTTTTATGTTTTGACATCTGGCATCACTCCTTTCTTCTAGTATGTATATATTATAATATTTAGTGCACTAAATGTCAAGCAATTCTTTTCAAAAAGTTCAAAAATATTCAATTATTTCAACTGTCTGCGGATTTCGTGGGCGGTTTTGTTATGTCGTAAAAAAGAAGGTGGTGACAGTGGCGAATGAAGAAAACTTAATTCCAATTAGTGAACGAACAAAGAGTGAACAACGAGAAATACAGAAAAAAGGCGGCATTGCATCCGGCAAGGCGCGCCGACGCAAACGTAACATGAAAGAAGCCGCTGACCTTTTTCTTTCACTGCCGGTGTCTGATAAGCGAAAGTTCAATAAGGCGGCACGGCGATATGTTGATGTAGAGGACATTGACAATCAAATGCTCATGATTATTGGCTTGGTGGACGCGGCAACAGACGGCGATGCGCGGGCGGCGAAAGTCGTGATTGACCTGATTGGTGAGAGCACACCGAAAGAGGACGCGGAACAAGACCAGCTTGCGCGTGCAGCGGAACTATTAGGAGGTATTGACAGTGCCATTGACTGAGTATCAGCAAATGTATCTACAGCATTGCAATCATAGATGGAACGTCAAGACCGGCGCAACCGGCAGCGGAAAGAGCTGGATAGATTACGCCGTGACGATTCCGAAGCGTATCATGGCGTGTCGTAGTGAAGGGCTGATTGTCCTGATCGGTAATACGCAGGGCACACTTGAGCGCAACATTCTGGATCCGATGCGAAACATCTGGGGAGATGTGCTTGTCGGTACGATCAGCAGCAAAAACACCGTGCAGTTGTTTGGCAAGAAGTGCTATGCGATTGGCGCAGACAAGAAGAATCAAGTAGCAAAGATTCAGGGCGCAACGATGGAGTACGTTTACGGCGACGAAGTTACAACATGGTCAGTCGATGTGTTTCAGATGCTGAAATCGCGTTTGCGCTGCGAACACAGCCGCTTTGATGGGACGTGCAATCCAGACAGCCCGCTGCATTGGTTTAAGCAGTTTTTAGATTCTGACGCAGATATTTATCAGCAGTCATATACGATTGATGACGGATGCCTGCCGGAAAATATTGTGTCGGAGCTGAAGAAAGAATACGCTGGAACGGTTTATTATGCAAGGTACATTCTCGGTCAGTGGCAACGCGCGGAAGGACTGGTGTATCCGACATTCAAAGCAGAAAAGCATGTTGTGTCAAACTGTCCGAATAAGGGGCTGTATTACATCAGCTGCGACTACGGCACGATGAATCCGTGCTCTATGGGGCTGTGGTGCATTGATGGCGACACAGCGTACCGCACAGCAGAGTATTACTACAACGGACGCGAGGAGCGTCAGCAAAAGACGGATGAGGAGTATTACGGTGCGCTGGACAAGCTGGCGGGAGGTCGGACGATTCAGGCGATTGTTATAGACCCGTCTGCGGCATCGTTTATCGAGACGATCCGGCGGCATGGCAAATATCGCGTCATCAAAGCAAATAATGCTGTGCTGGATGGCATCCGCGTTACAAACTCACTGCTCAACGCGGCACGTATCCGAGTTCATGAGAGTTGTACGGATATTATTCGGGAGTTCGGCGCGTACAGCTGGGATGACAAAAAGCAAGAGGATGCAGTGATTAAGGAAAACGATCATGCGATGGATGACATGCGCTATTTTTGCATGACCGTTCTGCACAAGAGATTCAGGTGGTAAGATGTTTCAAAAATTTTTGTCATGGATAAGGCAGGTGGTAAGCAAGATGCTTGGTGCATCAAATATCAAACAGGCAACACACATGGATGTAGATGTTTCCAGCGATATGATA